CTTACAATGGCAACAGAGAGAGGCCTTATATATTGTGGTCAAGTAGAAACTTTATATAGTGGAACACATAAGATGGAAATTATGTTTTTTAGAACTGATCAAAAACAATCTATAGATTTAACTGGTATTTATCATTTAAAAGGTTACAAGTGCGTAAAGGAGATATTTAAATTATTAAAGCCTAAACAAAATGGCATTGGAATGGATTTATGTTGCGGTATGGGATACACAGCACAGGCATGTATAGATAATGGTTTAAAGTTTATTGGTAATGAGTTAAACGAGAAAAGATTAGGCAAAACTATTGGGAGATTACAGCGTGGACACAAGTAAGTCAGACAAAAGAATTGAGATAACTAATGCAAATAAAGAGAACTTTCTTCAAGCGTATAAAGAAAGTGCAGGAAACATAGCACACGCCTGTAAATCAGCTAATATTAATAGGCAAACTTACTATAACTATTTAGAGAAATTCGACACCTTTAAAAAAGAGTGCCATAATATCAAAGAAGAAAACATTGATTTTGCTGAATCAATCCTTATGGGAGAGATAAGAAATAAGAATATGACAGCGACTATTTTCTTTTTAAAGACGATTGGAAGAAACAGAGGATATGTCGAAAGACAAGAGATGGATGTAGAGGGTAGTTTTAACTTAAGTGTTGAATACTTGGATTAATGAATAAAACTGGTAGAGTAAAATTACACAAAATATACAAACCTTTATCTAAACCAAAAAGATACAAAATCTACTATGGCGGTAGAGGAGCAGGAAAGTCTACCTCGTTTGCTTTAGCACTTTTAACTCTAGGTTGTGAGAGGAAGCTAAGAATACTTTGCACAAGGGAAGTACAAGGCTCTATGAAGCAATCTGTACATAAATTGTTACAAGGTTGTATTGATATGCTAGGTTTAGGTCAATATTACAGAGTTACACGAGAAGGGATATACGGACTTAATGGCACAGAGTTTATCTTTCATGGATTACGACATGATCCAATGCAAATTAAATCTCTTGAGGGCGTAGATATATGTTGGGTTGAGGAAGCACAAAAGATAACTAACGAAAGTTGGGAAATCCTCATTCCAACTATTAGAAAGAAAGGAAGCGAAATATGGGTTAGTTTTAACCCCAATCTAGAGTCAGACCCTACATACCAGAAGTTTGTTATAAATAACAGGCGTGATGATACTTTGGTAATAAAGACTAACTATGATGATAATAGATTCTTTTCTGACGAATTGCAGAAAGAATTAGACTACATGAAAGAGTATGACTATGAAGAATATCTCCATGTGTGGGAAGGGAATTGTAAAACCTCATCAGATGCACAGATTTTTAGAAATAAATTTGAAGTGTTAGATTTTAAAACCCATGATGATGTAGTGTTTTATCATGGTTTAGACTGGGGTTTTTCACAAGACCCGACTGCTGTTATTAGATGTTACATATACGATAATTGTTTATATATTGACTATGAAGCAGGTGGCAGACAAGTTGAACTAGATAATACCTACCGATTAATAGATGAAATTCCAAATGCAAAACAGCATATAATAAGGGGAGATTCGGCTCGTCCAGAGAGTAACAGTTATGTTAGGCGACAAGGATATAGGATGGAGTCAGTCCACAAATGGGCAGGAAGTGTTCAAGATGGTATCGAATATATTAGAGGATTTAAAAAGGTTTATATACATACTAGATGTCTAGAAACAGCAAGTGAGTTTGTAAGATACAGCTACAAAGTTGATAGATTATCTGAAGATGTATTGCCTCATATAGTTGATGCACATAATCACTATATAGATGCCTTACGCTACGCACTACAGCCTATGATTAAGAAGCGTGGTTCACCAAAATTGGCAAAAGTAATAGGAGTTTAAATGGGAATTGAAAGCACACATCCACTATACGATGAAACTAAACCCAAATGGACAAGAGTCAGAGATTCTTTTTTAGGGTCAGATGAGATTAAAATAAAAGGTGAGGTTTATTTACCTAAGTTAGGAAGTCAAGATAAAGACCAATATGAGGCTTATGTACTTAGAGCAATGTATGTAAATGCTATCAAAAACACAGTACAAGGATTAGTAGGCGCTGTAATGCGTATAGACCCTGTTATTGAAGCACCTGATAGAGTTATGGAATTAGCTGAAGATATTACAGGTACAGGGGTTAGTCTTAATGATTTTATTTCCAATATGTTATCTGAACAATTGCTTATGGGCAGACAAGGTGTTTTAGTTGATAGAACAGAGGAAAGGGCTTATTTATCAGGATACACTACAGAACAAATAACCAATTGGATTGGTGATGAATGTATTGTTCTTAAAGAAAGTTTTTTGCAAGAAGATTCTTCAGACCCTTATCTTATGGAATATGAGGTTCAATATCGTGAATTGTTAATTGATGAAGATGAAAAATTCTTAGTTAGAATATGGCGTGATGACAATGGATGGTCAGTTGTAGATGAAATCTATCCTACAAAAGTAGGGCAAGAATTAGATAAATTACCTTTTGTTGCATTAAGTGGTAATGAATTAAACCTTAATCCATCACAGCCTCCACTTATGTCATTGGTAGATACTAACTTATCAATGTATAGAACAAGTGCAGATTTAGAGCATGGCAGACACTTTACAGCTTTGCCAACACCATATGTAACTGGTATAGATGATACTAATGAGTTAAAAATTGGTTCAGGTTCAGCTTGGATATTGCCAGATGCTTCAAGTAAAGCAGGGTATCTTGAATTCACAGGTCAAGGATTACAAGCATTAGAAAAAGCAGTTGAAGAAAAGCGTGGAATTATGGCTAGTCTTGGTGCTAGTTTATTGCAAACTCAAAAAAGTGGTGTGGAGTCAGCAGAGTCTATACGATTAAGGCAGAACTCGGAGGCATCAGTATTAGTAGGGGCTGTTTTATCTGTGCAAGAGGGGATAGCAAAGGCACTTAGTATTTTAGCTGAATGGGAAGGTGTCAGCGGAGATATAAAAGTTGCATTAAATACTGACTTTGTAGATACTAAGATTGATGCAGTTGATTTAGCTGCGTTAAGAGAAGCATGGCAAAGTGGTGCTATTAGCCACGAAACATTCTTATACAATATGAAGAAGGGTGAGATACTACCTGATGAAACGACTATTGAAGAAGAAAAAGATTTGATTGATTTACAAAATGGAATGGCTTTAGAAAATGGTTTAAACCTAGACTAGATACATGAATACCAACGAAAAGATACTAGATAAAATAGTTGAATTTGCTGTAGACATCCAAAGGTATGAAGCATCAATTCAAAATGATGTGTTTAAACAGCTTAAATCTTTGGAGTCTAAAGTTCTTAAAGAGTTACGAGAATCAGAAGTAGCGGATACATTAAACAAACAAGCACAGCAAAAAAGATTAAAAGCGTTATTGATCAAAACAAAGGCTACAATAACTCAAGCCTATAAAGACTTATCTAAAAACCAAATCACAATCTTAAAAGAAGTTGCAGAGTTATCTGAACTGCAAGTTGTATCATCTATTAATGCATCAATAGGTGCAACAATAATAGCACCTAAGTTAAGTCAAACCATGATTAATACAATTGCATCTGATACTTTAATTGAGGGAGCAGTAACAAAAGAATGGTGGTCTAGGAAAGGAGCGCAGTTTCAAAGCAAGTTTGAAGATACAGTTAGAATGGGAATGATGCAAGGTATACCAACAAGTGAGATAGTAAGAACTTTAAGAGGTACTAAAGCAAATCGTTATAAAGATGGTGCAATGCAATCTACATTTAATGGTGCTAATGCTGTAGTTAGAAGTTCAATACAAGCAGTTGCAAATACAGCCAATATGGAAACTTTCCAACAGAACACAGATATTATTGAGTCTTATGAATGGTCAGCTACATTTGACAACCGTACTTCTGTTATCTGTATGGCATTAGATGGTTTGCGTTGGGATATGAATTACCAACCCATAGGGCATAGCAAAGTGTACCCAGGCAATACAGCACATTGGAATTGTAGAAGTAGACAGATACCAATTACTAAAAGTTGGGAAGAATTAGGAAGTAAGAAAAAATTTAGAGCAATCCCAAAAGGAACTAGGGCATCAATGGATGGTCAAGTAGCACCAAATAAAAACTATGAGCAATGGTTACGAGGAAAGTCTAAAGCATTTCAGATAGAAGTATTAGGCGTACAGAAGCGTAAATTATGGATTGAAGGAAAAATGGGGTTTAGTGACTTGATCAATCAAACTGGCAACCCATTAACTCTTGCTGAAATTAAAGCTAAAATAAGTTGACATACACGAATAAAAGGCGTATCATTCTTTATATGGAGTTAATAATAATTTCATAAAACCAAAGAAAGGAGATACAAATGCTATATTTAAATGAAAAACAAGGTCTTACTAATATAAACAATTTAATAAGACAAGAAGATTCAGTACATTATTACGCATCATCATTTGCAAACTGGTCAACTCATTCAGATTTGACAACTTGTCTTGAAAGACAGAAACGTGCAGACAAACCACTTATAAGAAGAAGTGCAGATGGAAAAAAACATTTTCCACCAGTTGATGTTTATATAGTTCCACATCCAGCTAAAACACCTTATGAAATTGAAAATTTTATTCCAGTTGGTGTGGATGCACAAATCATTGCATCTATGCGTGATGAAGTTTGGTTTGATGAATAAGTAGTTGATCAAAACAGGGTGGACTTAGCGGTCTGCCCTTTTTTTGTGTCTTAAATAAAGTTGTGGTAAAATATATTTCGACAGAGTCATTTTATTAATATAACGGAGTTATATATGAGCGAAGATAAAGAAGAAGTAAAAGAATCAGTAACTTATTCAGAAGAAGAATTTACTGGAGTTAAAGCAAAGTTAGACGAATTTCGTTCTAATAATGTTAAACTAATGAAAGATATGGAATCTCTTGCTAGTAAATTTGAAGGCATAGATGTAGATGCTTACAAAGAAATGTCAGAAAAGCAAGAAGCAATGCGTAGTAAGAAACTCATAGATGCAGGTAAGATTGACGAGTTACTTGAAGAAAAGACCAAGCAAATGAGAGAAGTGCATAACAAGGAATTAAACAAAACGACTGAAGTGAATCAATCCTTACAGGAACAATTAGCAAAGTTAGTAATTGATAATGCTGTGCGAGATGCATCAACTAAGGCAGGTGTAGTAGATACAGCGATGGATGATATTCTTTTAAGGTCTAAAGCAATCTTCTCATTAAAAGATGGGAAGGCCGTACCAACAGATGCAAGTGGTAACACTATATTTGGACATGGTACAAGTGAACCAATGACAGTAAATGAATGGGTAAATGCACAAATGGACGTAGCACCTCATTTATTTAAAACATCTTCGGGTGGTGGTTCATCTCACAACAACAGAGTGAAAGGTACAACCTCGCAAGGTCTAAGTTCTATAGAAAAATTAGAACTAGGGTTTGCAAAATAGGTTTATAATACACTTATTAACTATCGGAGATAGTTAGACCCTACTCATTGCCTGTGGCATACAGTAGTAGATGTTTTTTTAATCTGCCTGTATTTCATGGGCATTATTTTTTTATATAGGAGCCTACTATGGCATCAGTTACATTACCCGAAAGTGCCAAACTTTCACAAGATATGTTGGTTTCAGGAGTGATTGAAAACATCATTACTGTAAACCCTTTTTATGAAGTTTTACCATTTGCAGGTATTGATGGTAATTCTTTAGCTTACAACAGAGAGAATGCACTTGGTGCCGCTCAATGGACTACAGTAGGCACAGCAATTGCAGGTGGTAAAGCACCAGCAACATTCACTCAAGTTACAACTTCATTGACTACTCTTGTAGGTGATGCAGAAGTAAATGGTTTGATTCAAGCTACTCGTTCTAACATTAACAATCAGAAAGCTGTTCAAGTTGCTTCTAAAGCAAAAGAAATTGGTCGTCAATTTCAATCTAAAATGATTGTTGGTGCAGGTGCAAACAATGAAATCACAGGTCTAGCTACTTTATGCCCTGCTGGTCAAAAAGTTGCATCAGCCGCGAATGGTACTAACCTTTCATTTGCAAAAATGGATGAGGCAATGGACTTAGTTGTCGATAAAGATGGTGTAGTTGATTACATCTTAATGCACTCAAGGACTATTCGTTCTTATATGGCATTATTGAGAGCATTAGGTGGTGCTTCTATTGGTGAAGTTGTTACTTTGCCAAGTGGAAAAACACTTCCTGCTTACAGAGGTGTTCCAATCTTCCGTAATGACTATATACCTATCAATGTTACTCAAGGTAATGTTTCAACAAGTACAAGTGTATATATGGGTACTTTAGATGATGGTTCTATGAGTCATGGTATCTCTGGTTTGACTGCAAGTGGTTCAGCAGGAATTCAAATCGAAGAAGCTGGTATCTCTGAAACTAAAGATGAAACTATAACTCGTGTTAAGTGGTACAACGGTCTTGCTCTATTCTCAAACTTGGGAATTTCAGCAATGACAGGTATTCTCGACTAAGAGCGGTTAATCTTACCCCTGCTTTCGAGTAGGGGTTTTTAAAGGAGATATATGTCAATTGATGCAACTCCGAATGGGGCAAATTCTGACAGTTTTATGACTGTCGCTGAAGCAGATAGTTATTGGGCAACTAATTTATACGCTACAACTTGGGATGCAGGTACTACTGCCAACAAAGAAAAAGCCTTAAAAATGGCAACAAGAATTTTAGATGAAAAAGTAGCTTGGTCTGGAACTAGAGCTACATCTGCACAAGCATTAGGTTGGGGAAGAACAGATGTATATTGGGATGGGATTACAGTAGAATCTACAACTGTTCCGATTCAGATTAAGAATGCTACAGCCCAGTTTGCAGGTGATTTATTAGTTAGTAATTTAACAGCTAACTCTGAAGGTAAGGGATTAAACTCACTTAGAGTAGGTGAGATAACTCTTGATTTTGATAAGACTGACACAGCAGGAGTTATGCCTGAAATAGTGCAGGAAATGTTAAGAGGTTGGGGAACAATATATGCTAGAGCCAAATTTGGTGCAGTAGCAGTAGTGAGAACCTAATGGGTTTTAGAACTACTATACAAAATTTAGTTGAATCAGCTTTTGTCACATTAGGTGATATAACAGAAACGATTACATACACATCTACCATAGGTGGTCAATACGATACATATTCAGGTCAAGAAACAAATACAAGCACAGAATACAGCCTTAAAGGGGTAGTAAAGTTCTTAGGTGAGCAAGTAGGAGGCAATGTAACAGATGTCGCTTTTACGGGAGATATAGCCTTTATGTTTGCTAGTAAAGATTTAGCAATAACACCTACCACTAAAGATACTATTACAAGAGGCTCTGAAGTTTATTCTATTAACAGCATAAAGTCAGACCCAGTAGTAGCAACATATACTCTTAATTTAATAAAACTGGGATGAGTGTAGCAACTTTTAAAATGGACATTAATAAATTTGCTAAAGCTATAGGTGTGAGTACAGAAAAAGCAACTCGCAAGATAGCCTTTGATTTATATTCAGATATAGTACAAGCAACTCCTGTAGATACAGGTCGTGCTAAAGCTAATTGGAATATTGGGTTTGGTGCTATAAATACTAGAGTTACTAAAAGTACAAGATTCCAGTTGATCAATTTACCAAAAGGTTCAGGTAAAAGAGCAATTTACATAACTAACCATTTACCTTATATTAATCGTCTAGAGAATGGGTCAAGTACACAAGCCCCAAGTGGTATGGTTGCTTTATCAATGATGAATGTACAAGCGAGGTTATCAAG